TCTGTTATTGCCTGTCCGTTTTTCACCGTGAACGCGTCAACAAGTTCTTTCTTTTGATCTTCGGTTAGCGGGGTTCCCTCCGCGTTAATCGCCGCGTCAAGCGATAATTTATAGTCAGCAACCGCTAAATCAAGTTCCTTTTTTGCAATAGCGATATCAGGATTAACTTTCTCTTTGATAAACTTGGAGATTGTATTAAACTCGCCGCTTGTCAACCGGCCGTTTGAAAGCGCAGCATCAACTTTTTCCACAATAGCGCTTGTATCGGCGTCAATTTCAACACTGATCGCATGCTCTTTTTTCGACGCATCTATTCCTGCGTTTATAGCCGCAGTGATCCCGGCCTGGTCTACAATTTCCCCGTCAATTTTCCCAATATCACCAATGGTTATGCCAGCCAGCGCTTTTGTCGCTTTCTGTGCCGTTGATGGTATTGAGTTCAGGTATACACCCAGCCCGACAAGCGCTCCAACTGCCAGCGTGATCCAACCCGCGGGGCCGCTGAACGCTTTCATCACAAACGATGCGCCCTGTGCCAGTTTTCCAAGCCCGGACAGCACAGGCCCAACTCCCGCAGTCACGGCCAGCATTGTAATGATCGTCCGTTGCTGGCCTTCATCCATTTTGGCAAACCCGTCAATAATTTTTGTTATCGCGCCCATTGCTGCTTCAAGATGCGGTGTCATGGCGTTGCCAAAAGACACACCAGCCGCGATTGCCCGGTTTTTGAGGATATTTAATTTGCTGGCGTTTGTATCATACCGCTTGTTTGCCTCATTGGTTAACGCTACGTTCTCACTCCACGCACCATTGGCAACCCCCAGCGCATTTGACATTAGATCGCTTGCCCCGGTCAG